CAGATCCATCTGCTTTTACTTTAAATAGCACTGGACCTGTCCTACCTACAGAGAATGTTACTCTAGAGATAGTTAATGTAGCTGTATAATCAGAGGTATTAGGGTCTTTCTTATAGTATAACTTAGGTAATGTTACTTCAAAGTCATAGTTATAACCTACAACAATACCATCAGCATAGCTAGAATAGTCACCTTTAACTTCAAAGTAATGGTAACCAGTACCGATTTCTGTACGTTCTACTGCCTCTAGATAGAAACCAGCATCAGCATCCACTACTGCAGTTGTACCTACATCTGCTGTTGGAACAGTCAGAAGCATCACACCTTTAGTGTTTCTAAATGGTGTATAAGGTACATAGATTTTAGTTACATCATTCGTTGAGTCATACACCACCGCATTGACACCTACAGCAGGCTGTACGGGCCTTGTAGCCATGTCTAGGCATGTATTACCAGTAATGGTAGTTGCGCCTGCTACAGAGCTTCCTGTGGGGATCTCATCGAGTACGATTCTACCCAGTGTATATTCATCTTCTTGTTGTGAGATAATGAATACAGAGTCATTAATGATGTCTGCTGTTTGGATAGTACCAGGTAGTTGCCACTTTGTCCATGCTTGAAATAGATCCTTCTCTCCAGTATTAAAGTATCTAAAAAGATACAAGTAAGATGTAGCGTTATCTACTAGCATAATAATAGAGTTTTGTGGACTCACTGTTAAGCTATCAATACCTTCTGGAATCCATTCTAGTACAACCTTACTAATGTCTACCACTAGTGGACCTTGATCCACATCACGTAGTTGCATAGTAAATAGTTTACTATACCCAGGTACTTTAGTAATAAATGCTGAAGTAGTACCAACATCAACAGGTGCTATATCAGGATCTACCTCATAGTTTGATAGGTCTTTAATAACTGATGTAGTAGGTGTTAAGATGTTAGAATCAGAAGCATATACTTGGAACTGCTGTCGTGCACTAAATAGAAGTAAACCTTGTGAAGAAGGTAAAACCTCAGACAATGTAACAGGACGGATACTAGCTACATTTAAATCAATAGGATCAGTAGCAACTTGTGTTGTAGCAGACTTAACAAAAAAGTTAAATGAATCGTTTGCTGATCCAAAGAATACATTATCTTCAGATAAGATACCAAATCTATTACTATAGAAAAAAGTAGATTGGATAGGAAACCCAATAAAAGATGGGATAGGACTTGTTACATCATCTCCAGTCTTTCTGTCAGTATATGTAAGAGGACCAAATGTAAATGTAGTAGGACCAGTATTTTCTAGCTGGTGTGGCATGGTAGATGCATTAACACCAGGTGAAGCATTACGTGCTACAGTCTCTTGCCAATAACCCCTACCTCTTACACCATCAGCTGCTTCAAACTTAACGTAGTAATCATCTTCAGCAGATGAACTATTTAAAATTTGTACATTGTGATTATGAAATGATTCAACAGGAAGTTCAGAAATATTTGTAACTGAATCTTGAAATGCTTCTAGTGCTGTGTTAGTAATACCACCTTTAGCAGCCAGAGTAAAACCTACTGGTGTACCAGATGGTGTAGTAAAATTAGTTACAACCTGATTACTACCATTAGTTCGTTTAATAACAAGACTAGTGCTATAACCTTCTAGGTACCAAGAACCTGCAAAGTCTGCATTACTTGCTGAATGCTGTGCTTCAATACCAGCTTTAATTGCATCAACAAGATGGTGTGAAGCATTAACATTACTAGAATCATACAACAACATGTCATCATATGTCGTAGTATTCTGAGCTGTAGCTGTAAACTTTACACCTTGAATAGTTGCTGAATATTCATAAGTACCAACAAGTTGTTTTAGATTTAACGTACCTACTGAATTTGATACAAACGTACCAACTGGTTGCATTGCAGTTGTAACAGTCTTATTTGTAATAACTGTAACATCCTGTACACTACGGAAGTGATAATCTTTCTGTGTAGTACCAGTTAGATACGAAGCTGCATTGTTAGTTACAGTACAGAAGGTACCATCAGTTGTAGTCCATACATAAATGTTGGAACCTTTGATAGCACCAACATAAGAACCAGTTGCATCACGTTCAATAAAGAACCAAATAGCACCCTCTAATTCAGCTTTAGTAAATGCAGTACCATTAGCTTTCTTTAATACATTTGTATGTTGCATCCCTGGTCTCTTCAATAGACCAAAGGTAGGATCAGGGTAACCGTTAATGCATTCAGTTACTTGTCCTAATAATTTTTTGTCATCATTTTGGCGAGACACACCACCAAGAAAATTTGGTACTAGTTGTGTTACTGCTGGCATTAGCGCATTAAAGTATGGAACGGCTGGTAGCTTTGATAGAAGTTCTTACCTTTAGGACTACCAAAGAATGTATAGTCTCCTTGGTTACACTCATATTCTAAAGCTGTAGAACGTGTAAGAGCTTCCTTCTGTTGTAGCATTTGGAACTGATTAGGATCACCAATAATTCTACTAGATACAATCGTAGCAGCTTTAGCAATAATAAATGCTTGGATAGGAGTAGGGATACTAGTCCAATCAAAGTACCAAATAATATCAACGTATAGTGTTTCGTCTGTCCACACAAATGAATGAGCAGTCTTATCGTAAAGTTTGCCTTCACGATTAACACTATCTCTATCCATGTTCTGTGTATAGGAAGCATTCAAATCTATCTGAAGTATATTGTTAGCAATAACTACTTCATTGTTTGAATCTGGTGTAATCGGATAGTCGTATTCTTTATTAAAAGACCATCCTTCTGATTGTATTTCGCGTGACACTTCTCTTAGGGTGTTGAGTGCAATCGCAACGTCCGGGTTGGTTTGTGATTCAACTCTACTTTTAACAATTGATTGTGTCAAGATTTGACTACTAACAGTCTGGGAGATATTGATAGTATAAGTATATGTAACAGGGTCTGTAGCTGGTGATACCTCTACACCTGCAACGGCAATAGATGTACCTACAGCGACATTCGGACCACCAATATAGGTACCGACTGGGATTTCAGCTGTTGTAGTAGTTAGAGTAGTACCGGAAATAGAACCAGTAAATTTAGAAACTTCATTTAATACAAAAGTTTCGTCGCTTGTTAATGTTGTAACAGGAGCCTGACCAACTGACGCCAGGATCTGATTAACAGCTTGTAGCTCAGTGTTGGAGCCAGTAGTAGGGAAGGCCATAATGAGTATTATTCTCAATAAAGAATTAAAAAAAAGGAGCCCCCGAAAGGACTCCCATGTATATAAAAATCAGAATGCAGAAGGAGCAGTAGCACCAACATACAGTTCAACGCTAGCAGCAGGGTTCAGATAATCTGCACCACATGCCAAGCGACCAAGCATCACATCGCCTTGGTAGACAACGGATACGTCTCCACTGGTGACTTGCACCTGTGGTCCGATTGCTTCGACCATACCGGCTGCTTCCTTCTGGAAGATCAAACCGCAGGACTTAGCGCCGACTTCAGCAGCAGTACCATAATCATTGTTAATACCGGTAGAAGCGCCAGAGGCATCTTCCATGGTTTCAGCAACGAAAGAACCAGTGTTACCAGGATCAGTTACACCAGTTGTACCGCCGTAAGCAGTACCATACTTACCCAGGAACGGAATGTTCATGGACTTGTAGATCTTGATACCAGCAATCTCAATGATGCCGTTACCGGACTGCAGAGCAGTGCCCTGAGCGTCACGGTTCACAAGACCATTAGATCCAACAGCTTGGATCAATTCATAGTATTGACGTGGGTTCAGGACGGCAACACGGCCATCACTAGAGACACCCTTCTCGTCAAGAGCAGCAGCTGCATCATAGAATGCAGACACCAGGTTAGCAGCAACATATGCATCAGAGTCATTGGTGGTAGAACCTACACGGATCTGTGTACCACCTGGCTCAACATAACCAGTTGCAGTGATAGGTGAAGCCTGACGTGCACCACGTGCAACAGCACGGAATGCAAGACGGTCATACTTCTCTGCCAATGCATAACCGATCTTACGTGAGATCTCGCTACGCAGGTCATAATGAGAAAGTACCTCGTCCAATTCATAGACGAAAGCAGAGCTGATCAACAGGTCATCAATTGTGATCGTCTTCTCAGCCACTGGAGGTGCACCATTGGTATCACCCAGGATGCTGTTACCAGGAGTATGGAACTCCGACTTGGTACGACCAGTAAAGATGAACTGCAATGATTTGCCGTTCTTAAGTGTACGCTTCATGATCAAGTCACGAGCGATTGTGTTATTCTGGAAGCCTTTGAACATCTCGCCACTGAACAACTTAAGGTACAGTGCGCGTTTGTCGCCAGCTAGATTAGCCTGACCCAGCTGAGTAAGCTGAGCAGGGTTTACAGTAGATTGAAAAGCCATTTTTTTAAAGAGAGTTATTTTCGACTCTCTGAACGTTCAGAGTTATTTAGTTGTATATGTGTGGTCTGTCCCACCGTCTAGACGGCAAAGGGTATCCGCGTACGGGCCAATGCCAATAGTAAAGAGGGGACTCGAACCCCTCTGTAAGCCTATTTCTTATTTACAGTTTTGTTGTACTTGTTGCCACGATACGTGAGAGTAACAGTCATTGTTAATTCCTCAAATACCTGACCCCCGTTCCATGATCAGGTGGCATGCGTCCTAATGGATGAACGTAAGTACATTATTTATTGTTGTATCCACGCATGAAGTTAATAGCTTCCTGCGTTTTCTTATTCCTATCACGTAGTTTCTGTACAAGACCTACATGGTTAGGCATTTGCGTTGGCTTCTTTTTTTTATCAGGCATAGTTAGTTATCCAATAGTAGGAGCAGTCAGTGCTACCTGTGTGGTAGACGCTGCTGCCAGATCAAGTGGGAAGTTATGAGCATTACGCTCATGCATTACTTCCATTCCAAGTCCCGCACGGTTAAGAATATCAGCCCAAGTAGGGATAACGTGGTTCCCGTTATCGACAATGGATTGATTAAAGTTGAAGCCGTTAAGGTTGAAAGCCATAGTGCTAACACCCAGGCTAGTAAACCAAATGCCAAGCACAGGCCATGCAGCCAAGAAAAAGTGAAGGCTACGCGAGTTATTAAATGATGCATATTGAAAGATCAATCGTCCGAAGTACCCGTGAGCAGCGACAATATTATATGTCTCTTCTTCCTGTCCAAATTTATACCCATAGTTCTGAGATACATTCTCGGTCGTCTCCCTAACCAGGGAACTGGTGACAAGAGAACCATGCATAGCACTGAACAAAGACCCACCAAATACGCCGGCAACACCAAGCATATGGAAAGGATGCATAAGAATATTGTGTTCAGCCTGGAAGACAAACATGTAGTTGAAGGTACCGGAAATGCCAAGAGGCATCGCATCTGAAAAAGAACCTTGTCCAAAAGGATATACCAAGAATACAGCACTCGCCGCAGCGACAGGTGCAGAGTAAGCAACGAAGATCCATGGGCGCATACCTAGTCGATAACTAAGTTCCCATTCGCGTCCCATGTAAGAGTAGATACCGATAAGGAAGTGGAAGACGACGAGTTGGAATGGTCCTCCATTGTAGAGCCATTCGTCGAGCGAGGCTGCTTCCCAGATGGGATAGAAGTGCAGTCCGATTGCGTTGCTGGAGGGGACAACTGCTCCTGAGATGATGTTGTTTCCATAGAGTAGAGAGCCTGCAACTGGTTCACGAATCCCATCAATGTCAACAGGAGGTGCACCAACAAAGGCGATGATAAAACAAGTTGTAGCTGCAAGCAGCGTAGGAATCATCAGGATTCCGAACCAACCGACATACAAACGGTTGTTAGTAGAGGTAACCCAGTTACAAAAGAGTTCCCAGTTATTTAATTTTTGTGGTCTTGAAAGTACAGCAGTCATTTAATTAATAGTTCATGGTTGGGTAAGTAAAATTAAGTAAGACCAGTTTAAAGACTTGGCTGTCTAGAGCTAGGGGAGGAATTGCACCTCCCTTATTCTATTTAGCTATTTTTTCTTAGCAGTTTTAGCTGAGCGTTTGAAGTTAGCAGCAGTAGGAGCACCTTTGCTACCAGCTTTCCGCATTGTTTCTCCACTACCTTCTTTGATGCGTTTCCGCTTGGCGTGGATGTTTGCGTAAAGTCCAGGTTTAGCCATTTAACATTTCCATTTACGTAGTGCCAACGCTTTACGGGTCGGCTTGCCGTTCTTTTTCATTGGTCCTTTAACACCAGACATTCGGGCACAGAAAGACTTCTTACGTTTTCCTCCACCCGGTTGTGGTGCTTTTAAATTAGAACCTGTTTCTCTATTGTATTTTTCACGACCAGCTTTTGTCAGCCCACCTGAACGGGACTTGTGCTTGCCGATCTTTAGACTGACATTCTTAGCCATTACTTACACATTTTTTTCTTAGGTGGACGACCTTTCTTAGTACCGTACGTTCCTTTACCTTGTGGCATTACCAGACTCCAGGGATAATTTGACCAGTCAGTGCATAAGCACCTAGTGCTGCAATGACACCTAGCATTGCTAGACGACCATTCAGCTTCTCAGCTTTTTCGTTGTGATTCACAGTTACTTCTTCCATGTACATGCGTGGTTCGGTGGGCCAGATTTGTGTATCGTTCATCAGAATGAATACTTCAGACCTGCTTTAGTACCATAGGAAGTATCGGTATCACCAGTAATAAAGGACACCTCTCCATAGAGAGCTAGGCGCTCGCTAAGAGACGTGGTACCACCGACCTTACCGGAGAGTTCCAGCTCAGATTCTGCACCATCACTAAGGACAATAGCAGGACCAGCTTGGATATACCAGTTGTCACCTTCGTATCCAACATGGTTATCAATAACACTGCCAGTATAATCATTACCAGTGTAACCAGAGTTTGCTTCAACATTGACATAAGGTCCAGCAAATGCTGGAGCAGCAGCGAAGAGGGCTGCAGGGAGGATAGCAAGAATTTTCATTTGAGTTTATTTAAAAAAGAATAAGTGTGTTGTGTGCGATTACCATGAATGCCCCACCCTAACCAGTAATAAGCAGCATTCATATAGTAAGGGACTGTCTGATGGTTAGTCAGAAATGAGCTAAGGTCATCCCTAAATCTTAGCTCATGTATCATGTAAGCTGTTTGACATTCTATAGAACTAGGATCAGCTTTCCGTTCAGCACAGAAAGTACCTAGTCCATCATAACGATGTTTAGATGTCCATTGAATTAAACCATAACCACCATTAAGACACCTATCATAAGGGATGATGGTACCGCCTTCACAGACGTTAGGTTTAAAGGTTGACTCCTGATAGATGTTACCCATAATAACAGCAAGTGCAGTTCGATCTGTTACACCCGCAGAAGTCTGTAGTTGTTCTAGAACGTACTGCTCTTGTACAGTACATTGTGGGCAGTCAATCATTAGAAACCAAGGTCAGAGTTTTCAAGTTTAGTCATAACGTCCGAGCGATATGCAGGATCATTATCATAACGTGGATCATTCATAGCTTGTACAAGTTCTGATTGACTACGGAATACAGCATTAGATTCTGCTGCTCCACGTCCTGTAAGAAGTTGACCTTCTGAACCTACAGCATCTGAAAACTTACTAGACAATGCTTGTACAGCAAAGTAGATAGAGTTAGCAGTACCATCTTCCATAACAGAATCATACATTTCAATCTCTTCTTTTGAAAGAGCTTGACCTGCCCATTGCATCATAGCATCATAGGCTTTCTCACCACCAACCATTTTGTATAGTTGTTCTGCTTGTGCTTCAGTTAGTTGTCCTTCAGAAGAGTCATCATCGTCATCATCTTCTTCTTCTGAATCTTGTTCTTCTGGCTCATCAGCTTCAGGTTCTTCCTCACGTGACTCGCCAAGTTTTTTTTGTAGTTCTAGGTAAGCTTGCTCAAGAGATTGTGGACTATCAAACTTACCTGCTAGCAACTGCTGTTGTTCCCCTTCATTAGCCTCAGCAATAGCTAGAGACTCTTGCTCATCAGCATTTAGTTCTGGCTGATCAGCTGGTGCATCAGTTGATGTTAGTGTTTCACTCATTAAACTTGTGGTGGTTGTTGTGCTTGTTGTTGCATGGCTTGCATTTCAGCTTGCTCACGCCGTTGTTCAACAGCTGCCATTTGTGGAGCTTGTTGTTGTGCAGCCATAGCCTGCTGTTGTTGCATTGCTTGCTGTTGTTCACCTTGTATCTCGTCCATACTCTTCACAAGGTTGAGTACGTCGATACCAGATGCAGCTGCCAATCGTTTGACAACTTCTTCTGGATTAATAAACTGTTGAATAGCTTCTGGACCCATTGTCTGAGCAATAACTTGTAGGAATTGACCGAGACTTTCACGATCCTGACCACGACCAAGTGCATTGATACCAGCAACAATAGTTGGTTTAACAATACCACCTTTAGGTAAGCGTGGGATCTCTCCAGTTTTTTGTGCAACGTTTAGTTTACGATTTAGATATGGTACTAAGAACTCAACAGTAAGTAGACTAAATAGTCCACCAAGTTGTTGCTCTAGTTCCATCTGTGTCATCCTTACTTCTTCAGCAGTAGTCCTTTCAGACTGACGAACATTAAGAATAAGGAATGCTTCACTAAGACGTTGTGATAATGTACCTACCATTTGATAGGCAGTCTGGAAGTCAGCTGTCTTTCCAACCTGTACTACACCAATGTCATCAGGTCGTCCCTGGATGATAGCACCGTTGCCTGCCTTAGCAAGTGTCGATGGTTTAGTGGAGGAGCTTGGACTGACAGTGAATACAATCTTAGCAGCTGCTGCGCTGCCTTCAACCAGTGCTTGTGACAGAGCTTCAAGTGACTTTAGGTCACCAAGGAACTCTTCTACCCTACCACGTCCGTAGACTTCGCCGTCTACGTGGTTGAAGCGTAGCACAAGCCAGGGGTTAGAGTCAAGAGGAGATTTACTCATTGACTTAGGAAGGATCTGATCGTCTACTTCCTGATGCCACATCCAACGATTGTTATCTAAAACAACGTGTGTATAGATGTCACATTCATCATCGTGACGTGTTGTATTGTCAGATGAATCATTGGGTTGTGGTTCTTTGTAATCTGGATTAAATTTTTTCAGTAATTTTTTCGAGATTGTTTCCTTTGTTACAATTTCAATAACATTACCGTTACCATCTCTGTCTACTACATATCGGTTTAAAGGATAGAGTTTAAGTCCATCCTTACCCATAAAGACAAGAGCATTACCAGCTACTACAAGATGCTTTAGTGCTTGGTGAACGACAACACGATCACTGGAAGCCGCAATGGATTCCATGATAGTGCGTTCGATCTTAGCAAACGACAAGTCTAGTTCAGATCTAATCTCTGGTCCTAGTTCTTCAGGTAAGTTAACATCATTAACCTGTAGCTTAAAGAAGCTAGTTTGTGGAGGTAACAATGCAAGCATTAGTTTACTTGCAAGAGTTACCACACCTTTAGCTCCCTGTGATTGCCACGGGGTTGTAAGTTTAACTGAACCTTTAGTATAAACCTCATCATCACGGATGAGATAAGGAAGAGTTAGATCTGCTGCTTGTCTAGCAGTGTTTAGAAACTGTGAACGGTCTGAAGACAATCTGTCATAACGTGTTTTAGCTGTCATTAGATTTTAAACGTTTAACGTTGCGCCTTTATTTTGAACAGTATTTGGTGCTGTAAATCCTATTACACTGAATGGTTTTGAAGCACCACCGCCTCTACGACGGAAACCAAACGAACCAGGTAGTCTTGATTGAGATGCAGAGTTAAGTTTTAAATCAGCTGACTGAGTACCACGTGTTTGGTTGCCCAATGTGGTACGTTGTGCTGTATCAAATCCTTCCTGCATTATTTTTAATCTATTTTTAAAATCAGACTCTTGTTGTGCAGATTGTATTTTCAACTTCTCCAGCATATCCTGGTAATAGCTTTCTTGTTGTCCTAATTTAGATTCATAGTCAGACCTTTCTGATTCATAGCTAGAACCTTGAGAATAATAATCTTCGATCATTCTAAGATCATTTGCACTATCAATGCGATTGACACCAGCAGCTTTAGATCCTGCTAGTGCACGGTTGATTTGATTAAGATCATTCTGGCTATCAATATTTTGAATGCCAAGTAAACTAGCAACACGTCTTTGTTCTGCTGTAACGTTCATTTAATTTGCCTCCATATTTAAACGTTTAGCATTCCAGCAGAATTAATACCAGCCATCAATGCCGGACGCCGACGCCTAAATCCGTATGTACCACCTCGTTTCATACCTGGATCAGAACCCAATCTGAAATCAGCTTGTTGACCAGCACGGGCTTCGTTACCAATTGCAGTACGTTGAGCCAGTTCAAACTGTCTACGTTGTTCCTCAGCTTGCCGACGGTACTCTTCTGCTGCTGCAACTTGTTCAGCACGCATTGCATCAAGTTGAGATTGATACTGAGCTGCTTGCTGATCTATCATACCTTGGAAATCAGGCATTTCAAAACTTGGTGCTTCATAACTAGGTGGTGACGGCATCTGTGGTGCCATCTGTGGTGCAGGTGCAGCTGCTGTTGGCGCGGAGCTAGACGAAGGTCTAGACG